TCTTTAGTCAAGAATACATCTTGCTTCCAGATTTCATACCCTCTTACTTTGGTATTTTTGATTATATTAATCAAAGTAGATTCTACCTCTGATACGGTAGTCTTTGTATGAGTTTTGCCAATTTCAGTAATAAACTGCTTAGACTCTTTGTTCATTTCACCTGCTACTATGTCAGCAATTTCTGACTTCGCATACATCTTAGCTTTCTCTATTGCTAATTGTAAGTCTGGTGAAACAGAGGTAGCGACACCGAATAAACAAAGTTTATCTTTGCCTTTACCAATAATTGAAGTATCACAAGCTTTTCGTTCAGAAAAGTCTGCCATATACCAACTTGGTACTTTATTCATTGTCTTACCGCTTTCAGACTTAATTTTGTAAGTACCACCAGCACAAGCATTTAATAACAATGCCGTTGCAAGCACACCTACCATTTTTAGTTTGTTTTTCATCATAAGTTTTTACTCTCTTTCACATCATATAACAAATCTTGTAAAAAGTCAAGCGTGGTTTGAACGTATCCTAACGCCTGGTCACTTGATACATCATATATTATAACTAAAGCAAGAGAAAGTATGATTAAGTTTCTAATCATTGAACGACCTCCCATTTTCCGTCTGGTTGAAGACACAACTTCCCATATGATTTAAAAGCGTGTCCTTGTCGGCTATAATACCGACAATATTGAGGCATTTTGGTAGTATTGAAGTAGTAAAATTGAGCAAACAAGTCCCAATAACCGAGACCGTCTTGTCTTTTTTTACCATCAGCACATTCCATCACCTCTTCTTTTATTATTTCATCACCTTTTTGTTTGATGATTACTTTAATAAAGCAGTATTGCCCTCCTGTTTCTTCAGGATTGATAGGCAAAATCTTTGCGTAATAATTCTCATCTTGAGCATTAGCTATACCAGTAATTAGTAAAAATACTATTAATATAAATGACCAAGTCAAATATCTTCTCATTTTATTATCGGGGTCAAACATTGGCTACACCTAATTTCTTTAAACTATCATTTACTTCGTATAATTTATCTTCTATCTCTTGTATTTTAGAAGATGGTCCATTAAACTCATAAAGTTCTAATTCTTCTTTTAGTTCTTGTTTTTCTTTTTTAAGGATTTCTATTGTACTCATTTTACACTCCTTTTCAAATCGTCTCTATTATTTACAAAGACTCTTATAAGTCTGGATACATCAACCTCTTCCTCTTTCAATGTTTTTGGATTTTTAAATAATACCCTACTATCATTTACTTTTAATACGTGTTGACCATCTACAATAAAAGCGTCATCTGTATTTTTTCGCCAATCGTGTGAAGAATAAACTTGTTTTGCCATTAGTTTAACCTCGGTTTTTCTATCCATTGACCATCTGGTAACTGACAAGCAGTACCAAATACAACTTTTCTATTAACACCACCAATACCAATCAACGGCCAACTATTAGTAATATCAACCGTGTGGTCATACTCTGTACATTTTAATGGCCCCTGTGTATATGATTTTGTTGTATGAATTATACCAGAATTACCAGTTTTAGAATTGTACCAATTTGTATAACTTGCACCGTTTGGCGCCGTGTTTAAATGGTCTACAAATACTGCGTTATGTACATCTTTGTCTGAATTGTAAAGTAGTTCAGCACCTGCAAATGCACCAACAACGGCACAACCAGCAACAGCATAAGGGTCTGTAATACCAGACTCTACACATAATGCTGTGGTAGAACCACCACCTGAAATAGCACCCATATGTGTTCTATTTACGGTACTACAATTTGTTAACGTCAAAACCATTATAATCATAATGGTTGTCTTCATCAATAGTTTTTTCATAATCATTTATATTTTCAAAAAATTCAGAGTCAACTTTAGTTTTAGCAACTAATAATGAATCTGCTTGTATAACTTCAATCTTGTTTCTAATTAATGGGTCGGATGGCGAAGTCTCTCTTAAATTATCCGCCATCTTCTTTATAGAATCAATCTTATCACAAAAAGATTTAATATTCTGTACCATTATTTTTTAACAAAAAGATTAGTTATCTTTTCCTTTGTACTGATAAATTGTGCTTTCATATCAGCCCAAGACTCTGCTTGGTATTCTTTTGTTTTCTGCCATTCACTCTGAGCAAAGTCTTTTGCTTTCCCAGGTACAGCAACAACCGTTTCTACAAACTCCTGTGGAGTTATTGTATTCACTTCATCAGCTTTCGCTTTATTAAGTTCTAAAGAAACAAGTACGAAAGCAAATACCAATACTAGGCCAAATGCTACTACCCTCTCCCAAACTTTTTTTATCACTTTATCCACGATTTCCTCTATCTGTTGGTTTGTTAAGTAATTAGACACCGACACCCTCATTAGCTCTTTTTTCCATAAGTTCAATCTCGGTGATTCTCATTTTTTCAGCATATGACATACCAAAAACTTTGTTGTAAAAATGGTCTAGTGGATTTACAGATTGGTAACCTAGTAATAAGTTATCAAACTTTATATCTAAACCATCATAATATTCGGGGTGTTTATTTTTAAGTTCTATATGGTCTTTACAGAATTGTATTCTGTTTGTGTAATAATCATTCTCTTTGTCAAACATAGATTTCTTCTTACTCAATTTGACATCTTTATCTTTTGCATTTTTAAACTCTGCAAATAGAGTTTCTTTTTCATACTTAAACGACATACTATATAACCTCCCAAGGTTGTTTATTAATATTCACTTACTATACCAGAAAACTCTCTAAATGTCAAGCTTGTAATAAATGACGTATTTACACGCTTTTTGTGCATATTTAAGCGTCTAGGACGCACCTGGATTGACGAATCAACCATATTACGCACTACCGTACCCCCTCTGGAAAGGGTAAATTTATCTGTTCTTCAACCTGGACGTGTTCATCTTTATGTTCTTCTTCTAACCACGCCTCAAAGTTCTTGACTTCTTTTTCTTTATAGGCAACAACTTCGTCAATCAATTTGATTGCACCAGGGGTGTCACCACTCACCAATTTTGCTTTGACTTTTTTAAGGTCATCAATCATAGCTAATACTTCATTCATTAGACTTTCCTTCCTGCTGTTTTCAGGTCTTTTCTATTCACCACCATATATGGTCCTTTGTTATATGCCGGCACGATTGTAAAATTCTTTGACTCTTCTATCTTCCAACTATTATCAGTTTTGATACCATTACCTATAACATTTGATAATTTAGGTTGTGGTTGTATATCTGATAAGTCGGTTGTGGGGTAATAGCCGTCATCATTGGTATTATAACTAGACTTGATAATATGTCCGTCATCACCAACGTTGAGACCTAGTGACCTCATCCACTTGATATGCTTTTTTAAAGCAATAAGATATAATTCTTGTTTATTTAAGTTTCTTTTTGGCATTAGATTCATCTTCACTTGACATTAATAAAACAATATAATGGACAGCCTTTAATAAGTCTTTTCTATTACGACCATCTTTCTTACCAAACCTTGCAAGATATTTAATTGCATTGGCTTGACAAAAATCTTTGTCTATACCACACGACCTTAATAGGTCTTGTACTTGTACGCCCTCTTTAACTTGAGCATAGTGTTGGCCATACGTTGATTGTATGTATGTACCTATTTCTTTTAGTATTTTATCTTCATTGTATTTCATAATTATATTCCTAACGCTTTTATAACATCTTCCTCTGTCTTTGGCAAGCTTTTTCCAGATTGTAACCAATCTACCATTTGTTCAAAGTTAAATGCTTCGTCTGTTTTGCCTTCTTTTTCTAACACCTGTTGTGCTATCTTAAAAAACTTTAAGGTACCCATTTCATTGGTCATACCATCAGGTTTACTTTGATAGTTACCTTTTCTTTGATTTGACATATTTACTCCTATATTTAAATTCTGGTAAGTGGTTTAAATTAGCGTGGCTACCATTCTTATCACAGGCATAGGCTAACGTAGCACTATGTTCTTTTATTGTTTTAGCAAATAACTCTTTGGCCTCATCATACGTCTTAACAATGGTCTTTGTGGTCTTATTCAAAGGACGCCACTCAACAATAGAATACTCTATCGCATTGTCAATTATATTTTGTTCCCAAGGATTAGCAAGTGTCATCATCATACTCTTTAATTGATTTATCTAATTGTTTCATATATCTTTTACTTCTTTTTAACATTTTATTAGTAATCTTTTTCATATCATTAACTAGAAATAAACAATATACTAATCCAACCAAAATGGCAAGTGATGTAAATAACATTATATATTCATTCATCATTATTTCCACCATTCGTTTTCTTGGTTGATTGCAACATCTATATCAGACTTTTCCTTTTCAGTAAGATTGTCTTCAATCTGGTCAAAATAACACCAATATGTGCCATTCTCTCCTGAATAGGTAACTGCACCAGTATAACCTAGTGAAGTGTCATAAGTTTTTGCATTTAAGGCTGTATCATTTTCAGCCGCTATATCGGTTTTTTCTGTAGCGATACCGATATTGATTATTTCACCAGTTCTATTATGGTTTCCTATAATCTTGTCGCCTACATTAATTATCATTAGTGTATCCTCCAACGTTAGTGTTTAAGTGTTTGTGTGTAAATTGATTAGTTAATGATGGAGCAAAATCGTATTTGAAAAATTGTCTGCCATTCCATAACTGACCAAAATCTGTAAATAAAGCATTGTCACTTTTAACGGTATCACTACCAAATACATCTTCGTAAGTTTGGTAATACTCATCACCGTGTATCATAACTACCTTTGAGTGACCTGTAGCATTCGTAGCTGATTCTGTGTAATTCTTATCGCAATAAGTTTTAATCTTCTTTTGAAAATCCTTATCACTAAATCTTTTTAGTTGTGATAAAGGAGCATTTCTAAAGATAGTATAATAGATATAGAAGTAATCATAATCCTCTGGATCCTGATACTCTCTTGCATAAACTAAATTTAAACTTGAACCTTTTGTCATTATGATAGTACCTTTTTTAATAAAATTATTATAGTCATCATTGCAATCATCAACATAAAAAAAGAAGTAATCATTAGGCAGCCTCTAACGACATATCAATTACTTCATCAACATTGTTCTCATCAATAGAACATAAGTCAACATTTTGTACATTCATAATTTTTGCTTTAGCAGCTTCTTTGCTGATAGAGTTATTTTTAAGTTCGTTGATAAT